TGTGCACGATTATTAAATCTATCTATCAACCAGTCAAAGTCGTTTATCTTTTTAAGAGATTTTAAGTCCCCGTCGTTCTTGCTTTTGATGTAAAACTCAACCCCAGCGTTGGCACCATGACAGCTGTGTTTTGCATATGGTACGTCATTAGCAACTGTACACCAAACCAGCAATCGTTCAAGGCTTTCTATGTGATCCCCTTGCGCAATGTTATGACACAGCTTGACACTTTCGCGGAATCCACTACGCCATGTGCTTAGCTTATCGCAGTTGTAATTGCTGGTAGCCACCACATCTGGTATGATCTTGATATTACCAACCGTGGTAGTAAAATCCAACCAATTAGATTGGAATTCACGTACCAACCTGGTAGGCCACAATTTGATAGCACCCCATCCATAGCTGAGATCATTGACAGGATTGCGACTGTGCCAGAGGTGTAGGTATTGCCTGTCATAGTCGGGCGGTCGATAATCAAAAGCAAAGCTATTATCCACAACTGTGTCAGCATCAACTGTGTAAAACATGCTGGTTTTGCTGAGTTCAGCACAGCGCATGTGGGCATTATGTATACCCTTAATGCCATGTACATGTTGAGCCCTAGGAAATCTATCCTGCAGCATCTTGAAATTATCTTCAGCATTGGATTCTTGGTAGCTGATAAAAAAGATATCATAGGGCACAGCCACAGATGCCACATCATACATGTATTTGAAAGATTTCAAACTACCCTGCTGTAGTTCGTCACCAGTGGGTTCATAGTTTCCTGGTACTAGATACACTCCTGTGTTGTCCAGCGTATTACCATTAGCATCTTGGGTCTTCCACACATGCACATACCCCCTGTCCCAGGGTTGCGGACGCCAATTGAAGTCCCAATCATGTTTTATTTGCACATCATCCATGATGATCCAATGCATCTCAGTATTACATGATACAGACAAACATTCAGCAGCATGCGCTATATCTCTGTACATGTCATAAGACGCATATACCACATCATAGGGTTTTAATACCTGTTGCATTCCTTCCATGAGTTTAGATCTGGCTAAAACCATTGTAGCTAATTCCTCCGACGAGACCTTATACCTGTTAGGTATGAGATAGACCCCAGCAAACTCGTCAATCACTGTACCGAGATAATCCACAGTTTGCCATACATGCGGATAAGGTCTATCCCAGGTCTCAGTCTTCCAATTTAAATCTAGGTCAGCATGTATGATCACATCATCTGTGATCAGCCAATGCATGCTAGTCATGCTCATTGATACCGAACTAGAAACGGCCTGGCCCAGTGTCTTTACATTTGGTAACCACTTGGCATTAGGATGCAACTCCTTGAATTTTTCAAAGGCAGCTAGATTTTTATCATGCTTGCTACAGAATATAATATCGTACATCACACCGCCGATAGATGTCGTATCTGATCATATCCAACTAACGGTCTTGGGGGATTGATATAAACTCGCTTGAAGAACCTGCTCTGTTCTTGATCAAGATCAGCTACGTCAATGCCAAGTCCACGGCGTAGTTTATCTCCCAGCATTATTGATTCAACCGTAGGGTCCAAATCTTTAACTCTGTGCCAGAGATCAGTGAACCAATCATAGTCGCGTATCATGGTATAGTCGTTGTCGGTGAGGTTACAGTCGTATGCACCCTGTCTAGCACCGTAGATGCTCCATATACCATTTTCAACATCGGCACCAACACTGCACCATATCAGCAGCTTGTGCAGATTGAAGATCCATATCTTCTTAGCAAAGTCTGCAGGTGATACCTTGTTACCGTTATCAAGGCTCATCTTAACCCCTTCGCGATAGCCACTGCGGAATGCCTGATAAGGGCTCCCGTTTATCATGCTGGTACTGTATGTACCAAAAACTTCATGATATTTGGCATCCCAGCAGAAATCTACCTTGCTAGCACTGTTTGAACTGTTCTCATGGCTATGCATATTGCGCACAAATGCCTTGCTCCACAGCTTGAGGCCGCCATTACCATACACTAGTCCATTCACATGATTACGGCCTGCCCAGGTCCAAGCATGATCATCTTGACCGTCGCTTATATTAAGCTTGACATTAAAAAACTGCTCATCTATTCGGTTATCACCATCGACAGTCACAAAGAATTCAGTGTCTGCTACATCCGCACAGGCCCTATGTGCAGCATCAAACCCTTTGACACCTTGCACTCGCTTGGCCCAAGGTATTAGGTTTACAAGTTCTGCGTATAGTGATTCAGCATTGGGTTCATCATAGCTTAGAAAAACAAAATCAAACTCGCTTAATTCACGAAGCATCGTACCTCACATATATGCTATATTCGCCTTTTACTGATATTGGTATTTTTATATTGGTCGTGCTAACTGCTGTAGCAGCATATGGAAAAAGATCAATCTTGTCTATTAGGTAATTGGGATCATTCTTCATTGTTATATAGAGTTCTATGTTTTTAGCTTTGCTGATAACATCAACCATGATCGCATCATCGGTCTTATCTCTGATTATTATCGGACTGCTTGTGCCGGTCGTGTCATCAAATCTCGCACTTGCTATATCTATAGACGGTTCGACCAATTGCCAAAATTTGCTAAACGGCTTGCTTTTTTTGATGTAGACAAAATGTAATTCGTCGTCTATCTTATCCAATTTATATTCAAACAAGCGACTCTTGCCAGAGGCTATATCTAACGCAGTCTGTAATGATATTTGCAGCTTTTCAAGGTGCGGATCTTGCCATGCTGATTCATTAAAACCAACATGTCGGAGGATCAACGCCTCTGGTTCGTACCATACCCAGGCTTGGTTATCGCTTGACTGATCGTTCATAATATTCCAGCATTTCATCAGTTAGGAAGGTTTTAACGTGGTAATGCAAAGGGAAGAACTGCAGATAATTTCCTATCTTACATTCGATGCTAGGATTGAAGAACACGCTCATGTGTTGAGTCCAATCTTCTAACATGTCCTGCCCTCCCCATCCCTGCAGCTGGCTTTTCATGTGTGTGAAAGTGGGTAACTGCTTGGTAGTGTAAGTCTGTTGATCTAGATCTAATAGCTTTAATACTATGGCAAATATCACATCTGTGCTTGGATTAGAAGGACGATATTCTGGTAATAGGTTCTCTTCAAACATGGATTCCCAGTTAAAATATATGAACTTAGCCAATTCAAATATTTCATACGTAGTCGGAGTTTTTTTAAAGTACATGAATGCTGTGTAGATATTAGGTAGCGAATTCTCAGTAAATGTCTTGCGATAGAAATCGGTTTCAACAGTCTCTGCCCTGTAATTTAATATCCTATTACACGCAGAGAATTCCTGGCTTGATAACATATCCCACCAAAGGTTAATGTCATTAAAGAACAGCATGTCGGAATCTAGTTTTATAGTCTCTTCGTATGGCGTCATATGTATGACTTTCCATTCGTTTTCCAGTTTCCATTGGCTTTGATCTGCATGATCGCCCCAGGGTATCTCTACGATGTTATCAAATGCCCAGGCATATCTGTCTGACACAACCGTGCCTGGTGTGACACCTATGCTTAGATATGGTGTATCGATCTGACTATTTTTGAGACTCAGTGCCAATCCGTATGCCAAACGCACATAATCACAGGTATCATTGTTCTGTGCAATGGTAAAGAATCCGCGCTTGCGTCGGTTTATCTCAGCTGATGGCATAACGGATTATCTCATCTTTATTTCGCAACAGCGCACGCTTGTTCATAATATGTACGTTGGATATAACCCTGTGGAGATGGAAGTCTCCCGGTGCAGGTTCTGAGGTAATGTAGCATTGTCCATCAGAGAACCTGTGAAACTCGTCATCTTCCAAGCTGAACATTATATGATCAGTTGGTAGATTTGATATGCTATTGTATTCCATGAAATTATTAGCAATATGTATAGCAATGCTCAGAGCGTAATCGTTGCGGAAGTAACCGCTGTGATGAAATCTGTAGAGGTATTGGTAATACGCATAGTTCTCTTTGATAAAATTCATGAGCTGGAATATAAGCTGACTCTTTTCAGTCTTAGTGAAATACACCGCAGTTGCCCAATATAGAGGTATGCTCATCTCATTGAATCTATTATCGAATCCAAAGTTATTAGTTTTGTGATCCAAATCGCGTGTCTTGCGGTTGCACATGAAGTCCTCAACATTACCCCACGTATTATCAAATGTATCGTCTAACATCAGATAATCTGCATCAATCATTATGGTTTCTTCAAACGGTGTTAGATCATAGATGTTTGGTCTGTTCAGATTGCGATACTGGTCGGTAAAGTTACTGTATCTCGTATCAAAAAACCTACGACTTGCCGCCACAGTAGTATCCGGATCGTCAACTATCATCCTATCAAATGCACGTCTTAGCAACGAGTCGTCATAGTTGTTTTCTAGGTAGCCTATGGTGCCCTTGTCAGATATCAGCGCAACAGCATTCTCTTTGAGATGTTTCTTGATCAACAGGGCATTACACAGTGCCATCGATCCGTAGTCTATGTTTGGATTGTTATGGGCGTATATCACATAACCGCGAGGCATGCGAAACCCAGAAGGGTAATCAACCATCTACGAACTCATATATGCTGCTTACTGATCTAGCAGTGCGAAGATTGCTGTATTCTGTGTGGTAGTAGTTGGTAGCTTCAAAATATTTGCTGAATATGTCGTCGAAGAATGCTGGTAGATCGGTTATTTCGATGGGATTTCCATTCTCATCTATCAGCACCACTCTGGTACGCTCTTGATCTAATAACAGCTTAACAAACGTTATGAGCTCTTGTGAAGACTTGAATATGCCACCATTGTAGCTGTGCACCAACATGTTGTTTACTTTGAGCTTTAGATCTTCCTTGCGATTGAACAACGCTATACGGTATCTAGAAAATTCTAAAGCCTTCTGTAACCTCTCGTCCATGATATCCTCGCGTCAAACTGATATCATAAGTGTGGCGCCGAACTATGTTTAAGTCAAATTATCAGAGAGGTGTAGTTGTGGTATAAGTCGGGCTAGCTATGGTTAAGACACCGCCGGCTTTATACTGATCTATGATACTGCTAGTAGTACCATTAACTGTACCATACCCACCAGCTATATCATTTAGGGTAACGGTTACAGTTAATAAACTACCATTACCGCCGTTAGCACTGCCTGTCGCATCAGTCTTGACTTGTATACTGTAATAGATACCAGAATAATAATAAGATCCGCCTGATCCGTAATGTATGAATATCTGCTGATATGCGGTGGTTAATCCGTAATAACCAATGTTATTGGTTATAGTGCCGCCCGTTCCGGTATATGTAGTAGTATTAGAATCTAATTTAATAGTACCCATTGCTGCAAATAATGCAGCCCATGCAACAGCCGATCCTGTGCTACC